AGGCCGGCCGGGTGCTGTCCAAGGCCAACGAGTCCCGCCTCAAAGAGGCGGTCGACCGGATCAACCAAGTTCTCTCGTCCCTCGAGGTCGAGATGCAAGAGCAAGACCCTGAGAAGGCCGACGAAGCCGACAACGTCAAGTCCGAAGACCCTTCGGACGAGGACGCCCCGGCGAGCGACCCGGAACTTCTTGCCCTCGAACGCAAAATCAACCAGCTAAGGAGCTGACGCATGGACGTCAAGGACTATCTCCGGGCTGAGGTGGACAAGTCGCTCGCCGAAGCCGAAAGCATCACCGAGCAGGCCAAGAACGCTGCCCGTTCGGTCACCCCTGAAGAGAAGTCGCGGATCGAGAACCTCGTTGCCGACGCGACCGAGAAGAAGCAGCGCATCACCGAGATCGAGGACAACGAGAAGTTGCACGCCTCGATTGAGCGGATGCGTGGCCCGCACAACGAGAAGGCCGAGGAAGCTCCTACCGGGAGTGCGTCCCTCGGTGACGCCTTCGTCAAGTCTGAGGCGTTCCAGTCGCTGTCGTCCGGGTTCAAGTCCGGTCAGATGACCGGCCGCTGGACCTCTGGTCCGGTGGAACTCCAGTTCGGCCAGAAGGTCGACACGATTGCTTCCCCGATTGTTCAGCCGGACGTGCAGGGCGGCATCTGGCCGACTCTGTTCCAGCGTCTCACCATCGCTGACCTGATGGCGAGCGGCACCACCGACTCGAACACGGTCCGTTACATCTCTGAGACGGGCGTGGTGGACAACACTGCGGTCATCGAAGAGATGGACCCGAAGCCTGCCGGTGATTTGCTCTTCGGCCAGGTTGACGAGCCGGTCCGCAAGATCGCGACGTTCCTCCCGGTGTCGGACGAGATGCTGGAGGATGTGGCACAGATCCGTTCGTACCTGGACGGTCGTCTGCGCCTGTTCGTGCAGCAGGCCGAGGAGAACGCGCTCCTCAACGGTATCGGTGCTGCACCGAACCTGATCGGTCTCCGAAACCGGGCTGGCGTCCAGAACGACGCGAAGAACGCCGGTGAGAACACGCTGGACTTCATCTACCAGGGCATCACCAACATCCGGACTGCCGCGTTCGTGGAGCCTGACGGCATCGTCATGCACCCCACGAACTGGGCTGCGATCCGGACCCAGAAGGACGGCGGCGGCCAGTACTACGGCGGCGGCCCGTTCACTGGTGCGTACGGCAACTCTGGTGGGATGGCGGCCGACAACCTGTGGGGCCTTCCGGTCGTGGTCACTTCTGCGATCCCGGTCAACGAGTGCCTGGTGGGTGCGTTCCGTACCCAGGCGCAGGTGTTCCGCCGTGGTGGGCTGACTGTCGAGGCTTCAAACAGCCACGACAACTTCTTCCAGCTCAACATGACGGCGATCCGGGCTGAGGAGCGGCTCGCGCTGGCGGTCTACCGTCCGGCTGCGTTCCAGCGTCTCACTGACCTCAACCTGTAAGCCGACCTGCTGACCCGGCCAGCCTGAGAGGGCTGGCCGGGCGCGCTTACAAGGAGGCGCATCATGGGTTTCATCGACACCACGAAGAACCAGTGGGTCCCGAACGAGGCCATCGCAGACCTGGCGGGCGGCGCAGACCTGGCCGCAACCATTGCGAAGGTCAACGAGGTTCTGGCGGCGCTCCGCGACTCCGGCACCATCTCTGAGAGTTGAGGAGCACACCATGAAGGTCAAGGTGACCGACGGGTATCAGATCGTCGACAAGGACGGCAAGGTTTGCACGTCCGGTGTCGTCGAAGTGTCCCCCGCAGACGGACGTGTCTACGTCCTGTCCGGCTGGGCGTCGGAGGTCAAGGACACACCGAAACAGAAGAAGGCGCCGGCTGCGCGCAACAAGAAGCAGCCGGTCGCCGACAACAAGTGACACACGGGGGCCGGAACATTCCGGCCCCCGTCAAATGTAGGAGGCTGCCGTGCCAGGGTTTGCGACTGTCTCTGAGTTCGAGAACCATCTGCAACGCCGGTTCACCCCGGACGAGGTTGGCCCTGCCGAGCAGGCCCTCGAGCTTGCGTCAGGGCTGATCCAGTCCTACACCGGCATGGAACTGTTCCCTGGCTCCACGTCGGAAACGGTCCATCATCCGACCAACTTCTCCCGGCTGGGTGGCAGGCTGGTGTTGCGGCAACGTCCGGTGACCGCAATCACCGAGGTCCGTATCGACGGGGACCTGATCGACCCGGCCGACTACCAGTTCGTCGGCCCGACAGGGATTCTCCAGGTCACCCCGTCCGCACCACTGTCACAGACGCTGCCGGACTGGCCCACCACCGTCACCATCGAGTACGAGTACGGGTTCGACCCGATCCCGGCGTTCCTGAAGGCGGTGTGTTTGGAGGTGGCCCGCCAGTCGTTCGACAACCCGCAAGGGTTCGTGCAGATGTCTGCAGGACCGTTCTCTGCCACCTACGGGTCGCAGCGTGACGCTGCGGTCGGGATGGTGTTGACGGCACGGCACGAGCGCACGTTGGCACGGCTGTGAAGTTCCCTGCCCGGCACACGGTCCAGCAGTTGCGGTACGAGCAGGGCGGAACGGATGCGCATGGGAACCCGGCCGCCGGTTTCGCTGCACCCGAAGACGTGCAGGTGTATGGCTGGTCGGTGCCGCAGTCGGACGAGCCTGGCGTGTCAGGTCAGGACCGTGTGATCGTCGATGTGAAGCTGTTCGCGCCCGAGTCGGTGACGGTGACCCATCGGGACCGGTTTGTGCTTCCTACGGGCACGTACGAGGTTTCTGGCGAGGTGGAGGATTACAACCACGGCCCGTTCGGTTGGACGCCGGGTGTTGTGGTCAACCTTCGCAGGGTGGAGGGCTGATGGCGAAGGTTGAAATCAAGCTGAACAGCCGTGGAGTGCAGGCGTTGCACCGTCACTCCGGGGTGCTTGCCGACGTGGCCGGAAGGGCACGCAGGATGGCGGTCGCTGCCGGGCCTGGGATGGTGGCGTCGTCGATGGTTGGGAAGCGTGCCCGTGCGTCGGTCATCACCGGCGACGTGGAAGCGATGAGGGCTGAGGCGACCAACCGGTCGTTGACCCGAGCGATTGACGCCGGCCGATGACCGACGTGATCGCGTTTCCCGACATCGAAGCGACGATGGTCGGATGGCTTACGGACGTCCTCCCCGGCTACGGGATCACCGCACCGGTGTCGACCCAGGTCCCCAACCCCCGTCCGGCACAGTTCATCCGCATCCTTCGAACCGGCGGCCCCGAGCACAACCTTGTCGTGGATGGCGCACAGGTCACCGTCGAATGTTGGGACAACTCCGCACCGGCGGCTTCCGCCACCGCACGCACCGTCCGGGCAGTCCTCAAGTCGGTGAAGAACGTGACCACTACGTCCGGGGACCTGCTGTACGGCACCCAAGAGTTCGCCGGCCCGGCCCTGCTCCCGGACGTGTCCGGGCAGCCCCGCTACTCGTGGACCGTCCAGGTCCATGCCCGCGGGACCGCCCTCTAACAGTTTCCAGCGCACCCGAACCCCGCCCTAGGGCGGATAACCCACAAGGAGGCCAGTGATGGCTTTGACTGCTGCCAACGTTCGCGTGGGCGTCACGGGTGCCGTGTACGTCGCACCCATCGCCACCGCCCTGCCCGACGACGCGACCACCTCCCTGATCGCCGCATACGAAGACGTCGGCTACATCCACGAGGACGGTGTCACCGAAACGCAGGACACCGACACCAACGACATCATCGCGTGGCAGAACGGTGCGACGGTCCGCAAGGTCCAGACCAACCACGACCTGATGTACCAGTTCACGATGCTGGAAACCTCAGAGGTCACCCTTCGCGAGTACTACGGCAACTTCGCCGAGGCAGGGTCGGTCGGAGCCGGCGACCCGGCCGACGACAAGGTCGTCATCGACGGTGCCGAACTTCCGAACCGCCGCTGGGTCCTGTCCGTCCTCGACGGCATCCACACGCTGCGGATCGTCATCCCTGACGGGCAGGTCACCGAACGTGGCGACATCACCTACGCGAACGACGAAGCGGTCGGCCGTGAGGTCACCATCACCTGCTACCCGGACACCAACGGGAACAAGGCCTACATCTACATGGACGACACCGAATGATGACGCCGGGGTAGACGGGACCGCGCTGGCCCGTCTACCCCGGTGACACCACCAAACAGCGTCCAGCGTCCAGCGCACGAAGGAGCACCACCGTGGCAAAGCCACCGCAGAAGACGTACAAGCTCGCCGACCTCATCCGCGAAGCGGAAGAGTCCAAGCACAAGATTGTGATCGAAGCTGACAACGGCGAGACGTTCGAGATCGACCCGCCCGAACTGTGGGACGACGACGTGTTCGCCGCCACCGGCGGCCCTGTCGCCGAAGCGAAGGCGATCATGGGTGCCGACGAGTACGCCCGGTTCCGGAAAGCGGGCGGCCGGGCCACCCTTGTGTCCTATCTGATCGAGCAGCGGATGCAGGGGGTGTCCAAGGGGGAATAGCTGGCCTCCTTGCTCTGGTGAATGAGCATCTGGAGGCCATCGACTACGACCTGCTCACGTTCGGTCTGGACCTACGCGACCTGGGCACCCCAGACCTGTCGTGGCGCCGGCTACGTGCCGTCATCACCTATCTGCCTACCACCTCGGCGCTTGCCCGGTCCATCCACGGCGACAAAGCCCTGTGGACAACCGGTGAGCATCTGCTGGCTGCGGTTGCGGATGCGTTGCATGCGGCGAACTGGCAGCGTGGCGGCGGTAAGGGACGCAAACCATCACCAGTGCCCCGTCCAGGGACGGAAGACCCTGGTTCCCGCAAGCTGGGCACCGGGTCGATGTCGATGGACGAAGCACAGGCGTTCTTCGACCGGATCAACCGCGNCGGCTAGCCCTGCTGCCGGCAGTCCGCGATGTACCGGCCACCGGCCGCGGCAACGTCCACACCCATCAGGTCGATGCCGTTCTCGCTGGCGGACACCGCGGTGAGGTTGCACAGCGCCTCAGCCTCAGCCGTCTGCGACTCGTCCAGTTGGGTGAGCACCCTGACACGGCTTCCCGCCCCGGCCTCGAGCTTGTGGACGTACATGCCGAGGTCGTCGGAGTCTAGGTACCGGTCAAGGCTCGTTTCGATTGCGGCGACGTCGACCGGTTCGTCGGCCCCGCAGCCGAAGGCCAGGACGGCAATGACGGCGATCAGTGTGCGGCGGGTCATCGTTTTCTCCGGTGTGCGCTGGACCTTGATTATCCCACAACCTGCATCGGAAAGGTGGCCGACATGAGCGTTGAGCTGGCCACCGCCTATGTGTCCATCGTCCCGTCAACTCAGGGCATCAGGGGCCAGCTCGAGAAGGAGTTCGGCGAGCCGCTTTCGGAGCAGGGCTCCAAGACTGGGAACAGCCTTGCCGACAAGTTCGGTGGTGCGGCTGCTGCCGGGATGAAGGTTGCTGGCGGGCTGGCTATCGCCGGGTTCGGCGCGTCCCTGGTGTCCGGGTTCGGGCGGCTCCAGGCCATCGACGACGCACAGTTCAAGCTCAAGGGTCTCGGCCATGACGCCGAGACGGTCGACGCGATCATGGAGAACGCGCTCGGGTCCGTCCTTGGGACCGCGTTCGGCCTTGGTGACGCTGCCACCATCGCGGCGGGTGCGGTCGCTGCCGGCATCGAACCGGGGGAACGGCTGGAACGGACGCTGTCCCTGACCGGTGACGCCGCCACGATTGCAGGGACGTCCCTGGATGAGATGGGCGGCATCTTCAACAAGGTGGCCGCAGCGAACCGGCTGTCCATGCTCGAGGTCAACCAGCTCGCTCTGCGCGGTGTCCCGATCATGCAGTGGTTGGCTGAGGAGTATGGCGTCACCGCCGACGAGGCACGCGAGATGGTGTCCCGCGGCGAGGTGGACTTCGCCACGTTCGAGAAGGTCATCGAAGACAACATCGGCGGGGCGGCACTCACCGCGGGGGAGTCGTTCCGTGGGTCGTTCGCGAACATGGGTGCAGCTATAGGAAGGTTCGGTGCGGCCCTGCTCGGGCCAGCGTTCTCTCGGGGTCCGGAGGTGTTCGCCAACCTGACCGACCGGGTCGATGCGTTGACCGACCGTGTGCAGCCGTTGGGCGAGTTCATGACCCGGAACGCGAAGGCGTTCGGTATCGCTGCCGGAATCATCGGTGCGGCGTTCATCCCGATCATGGCGATGGTTGTCGTCGGGTGGGTCACGTCGGCTGCGGCTGCGGTCAAGTCTGCAGTCGTGCAGGTTGCCGCGTCGTGGCGTGTGGTGGCCGGTTGGGTGGCGAAGGGTGCGGCTGCGCTTGTTTCTGGCGCGCAGACGGTGTACGTGTGGGCGTTGCTCCAGGCGTCCGCGATCAAGGGCGCGGCTGCGCATGCGATGTCGGCGGCCCGGATCGTTGCCGGCTGGGTGCTGATGGGGGTCAAGTCGCTGATCGGTGCGGCGAAGATGGCTGCCGCCTGGATCATCGCGATGGGTCCGATTGGCTGGGTCATCGTGGCGGTCGTCGCCCTGGTGGCGCTGATCGTTGCGAACTGGGACAAGGTGTCCGCGTGGACGAAGAAGGCGTGGTCGGCGGTCACGCAGACCGTGTCGAAGGCGTGGTCGGCGGTGACCGGTGCGGTGTCGCGTGGCGTGGCTCGTGTGGTGAACTTCTTCCGCACCCTTGGGGCGCGTATCCGGTCGTTGGCGACGGCGGTGTTCCGGTTCTACGTCAACATCTGGCGGACCATCATCTCCACCGTCGTGGGGGCGGTGTCGGGGTTCGTGTCGAGGGTGGTCGGGTTCTTCACCTCGATCCGTGACCGCATCTCCTCCGCGGCGCAGACCGCCCGTGCCCGTGTGGTGGCCGCGTTCGTCCAGCTCGTCACCGGGGTGCGGACCCGGGTCACCTCGCTGGTCACGTTGGTGACCGGCATCCCCGGCCGCATCTTGCGGGCGCTGGGGAACACCGGACGGATGCTGTTCGATGCAGGAAAGAACATCCTGAAGGGGATGCTGGACGGCATCCGTTCCATGTTCGGCAACATCGGCTCCACCATGCGTGACGCCGCATCCCGGGTCCGCGACTTCCTGCCGTTCTCCCCCGCCAAGGAAGGCCCACTGTCCGGACGAGGGCATGTCCTGTTCGCCGGCCGCACCATCGCCGAAG